TAAAGATTTGTATCGTGAACCCAAAAGCGCTGCTCAAATAGCTCGTAAGATGCAAGCTCTTGAGAAACGCAATATTTTGGCTAACGATCACATGGCCGCTTACGCTAAGAAACATAATATTCCGCCCAGGAAGACTGTGGTTCAGCGTATTGCGGAACTCCTCCCCCGAACCAAGAAAAAGAAAAATAGTGTGTATGCGTGTTAATGGCGGAGGATGGAGAAAAATAAGTTTAAAATGGTCAAGAAAGTAATTAGACCAAAGAAGAAGATGGTGGCGCGCTCTACAGGCCGACGTTTCGGTCCTGTTAGTGCCATCAGTACGGCGCCTGTCGCTATTGGGAACTCCGTTAAGGGAGCTTCCTTATCGTCAGTGCGTTCGAAGAACGGCGCTATCGTTACGGGAAGAGATTTTATGTTCTCCCCTATCGGTACAAATGTAACTAATTGGGTCACTTGTGGTGGTACACCACTGACCCCAGCAGCTTTTGTGGATTCGAAGATTCGTTCTTATCTACAACTGTACCAAAAATACCGGTGGAAGAGGTGTGTTGTTCATTACATCACATCTTCCGCAACTAGTTCATCTGGAGATGTTCTTTTCTATCATGGGAAGAACAGAAACAGCGTCTACATTGCTACCAGCAGCAGTGTACTCTTACCGTTTGTTATGTCGGATCCTGATACCGTGTTAGGGCCTCAGTGGAGTAATCATTCCACTGAATTGAAGGTTCAGGGCACTTGGAAATCGACTGATTATGGTATGAGTGACGCCGTTAACGATTATTCTGATGGGGAAGTTTTCCTACTCAGTAAGACCGCTTTAAATGAGACGCCCGGTTATATCCTTTTCGATTATGTGGTGGAATTTGCAGAGGAGCAAGTTTCCCCACGTCTGTTGACACTACCCATTGCTAGAATTCAGTATAACAATGTGGCTTTCTCGTCGATTGGTTTCACCACCGGCGTGGACCAGATTTTTAAATTGGCACCGTCCGCTTTGGCGCAACCTAATCTAAGTAATAAAG